CTAGAGAAGCATCAGAAAATACCAATGCAGAAGCTGGCGACGGGACATCGTCAACAATAGTATTGTTAGAAGCTATGGTACAGGAAGCCAACAAATATATAGTCGCTGGAATGAATCCTATCCTTATTAAAAGAGGAATGGATAACGCATTAAAAAATATTCTAACATCTTTAGCTAAACAAGTCAAGGAAGTAAAGACTACTAAAGAAAGATTAAATGTTGCAACTATTTCTGCTAATAATGACCCAGTAGTTGGACAATTAATTGTAGATATTCTAAAAAAAGTTGGAGTAGATGGAATCGTATTAGCCAAAGGGTCTATGTTACTAGAAACTGAAGTTGAATACATTAATGGTACTAAGATAGGTGGGGGGTATTTATCACCAATGTTTGTAAATAATCAACGAAAACTTACAGCAGAAGTAAAAAACCCAAGAATTATTATATGTTCAGAAGAGCTCCATAGCCAAGCTCAATTGACTCCGTTAATTACTAGACTATTGACTGATGGACATACTGATATTATCTTATTGGCTAAAAAGATTTCTGGAAGTGCGCTAGGATTTATTGCACAGAATTACATGAAAGGTCAATTCAGATGTGTGCCAGTAGAAATGAGTTCAATGGGTGTATCACAAAAAGACTTTATGCACGATTTAGCAGCCTTGACAGAATCAACAGTTATTGGTCAAGATGAAGCTTTCCAATTAGAAGATGCTGGAACTGAACAAACTGGTACATGCGAAATTGTTGTAGTAGGAAAATCACAGACAGTACTTTCAGGAAGCAAAGGTAATATCTCTAAGAGATTAGATGAGATTGCAACTTTACTAAAGGATGAAAAAGATTTACATAAAAAGAATAAATTAAACGAACGTAAAGGACGTTTAACAGGTTCTATCGCAACCATTAATATTGGTGGGTCAAGCGAGACAGAACAAACAGAATTACAATATAGAATAGAAGATGCTTTATGTGCAACACGACATGCTATCCGAGAGGGTATCGTAGAAGGTGGCGGTGTAGCATTATTAAAATGTATGCAAGAAAAAGATACTAAAGTTAATGATTATTCAAAAGAATTTCTTGCTGGTATTGATATTGTGTACAATGCTTTAATGAGACCATTACAAAAGATTGTAGAAAATAGTGGTGGATCTGGTGATGCAGTAGTCGCAAAAGTATTAGAAACTGGAAAAGGATATAATGCCTTAACAGAGACATATGGTGATTTATTGAAGATGGGTATTATTGACCCATACAAAGTATCACAACAAGTTCTAATCAATTCAGTAGCAACGGCTGGTATATTAATTACTTCATCTGTTGCTATAGCTATTAAACCAAAAAAATAATGAATTATGCAATCGTAGCATTATATATTCTAACACTATTGTTTTTATATTTAATGCAAAGTAAACAATCTAAAGCAGAAGTTTTAAAGTTTAGAGAATATGTTAGAGCAATTAAAGCAGAAGACTTAAATGATTATATGGTTTCAGAACCAGCGTCAGAAGACTTTAATACAGAAATTCCAATGGATGATGAATTTATGGAATTAAGTGAGTTCTCACCAGAAGCTCTATTAAAAAAGTTAAATAAAAAATAAGATGGAAATAACAAAGATAAATATTAAAAAGATTACCCCAGACAAAGGTTTAATAGGTTTTTGTTCATTTATCATTGACAATTCTTTATTCTTAGGGAATATTGCAATTTTTACTAATAAGAATAGAGAAGGCTATAGACTTATCTTTCCTGAAAAAAAAGTTAATGATGATTCTATCAAAATATTTTACCCACTAAACACTGACTTTTATTTTAAATTAGAAAAGGCAGTTAATGATGAATTATTATGAATCTAATTGAACTAAGAAAAGCTGAGAAGAAAACAGATGGTGTTCCTCAATTTATTGAAGGATTATTCACTAGTTGTTCAAATCATACTTTACAAAAACAACAAGACTGGTATTTAAACGAACGGTTCATCAGAGGTGAACATTGGGTTGTTTATAATAAAACAGAAAATAGAATTATGCCATTACCAACTAAAAAAGGTAATACAAGAAGAACTGTTAATAAAATACGTACTCAAGTTAGAGGTGTAAAGAACTTTATTAAGAGAAGCCAACCAAGATTTGAAGCTCATCCTAATGAAGCAACTGATGAAGCTTATGAAGCTGCTCGGAAAACAAATAAGATTCTTCAAAATTTTTATAGAAAAAAGAATTTCAAGACATTAATGACTGATGTTATTACTAATTCAATGAAGTTCTCTATTGGTATTATTGAAGGTGGAGTTACAGAAAAGAAAGGTAAAACTGATATAGATTTCTGGATAGATGATACTTTTGAAGTTGTATTTGATACAACAGCTACTTCTCCTCACGATGCTAGATTTTATATCAAAGCTAAACCAATGCCATTGACTACTATTAAGAGTCTTTATGGCGTTGATGTTAAAGCTGATAATAAATCTGCCGCATCTGAATATAAATCATTATTAAAGGATGAAAGAACTAATGGAGAAACTAAAGGGGCAAAAGACCTAGAGACAGCTATCGTAAAAGAGTTGTGGATGAAATGGGAAGATGAAAATGGTGATTTAAAAATGAAAAAGATTACTGTTTCTGGAAAACAAACATTAGATGTTGAAATGGTTAATTATAGAAGATACCCATTATTTACATATTGTGCAGAAAGAGAAGTTGGTGTTATGTATCCTGATTCTTGGGTGAAAGATTTAATCTCACCAAACAAGAGTTTAGATAAAACAGTTTCAGCAGTAGAATCTTATGTACAACAAATGTTAGCTGGTAAGTGGATGATTAAAAAAGGAGTTGAAGTAAGTACTATTACAGATAATGGTTCTGAAAAGATTTACTATAATGGGTCAGTTCCTCCTACACAAATGGCATTACAATCTTTACCAGGTACAGTATTTACTTACATTAATGGTTTAGAAAGTTGGATAGAAGAATTTGGTGGAATGAGAGCCGCAAGTTTAGGTAGAAACCCTGGTTCACTACAATCTGGTAAAGCATTAGAAGCTTTACAATCAGCAGATGCTGGTGTAGTAGCAGAACCTATTGAAAACATGGAAATATTACTTAGTCAAATGGGAGAATTTATCCTAGAAGTTATTGAAGATTACCAAATTGGTGCTCAAACAATAATGGAAGAAAAGGAAGATATTAGATATATTGGTGCTGGAGTAGAAGAAGAAGTTGGTGAAGGAACATTGAAAATAACTTCTAGTGAAGTTAAAGTAGTAATTGTTCCAGAGGTAGCATATACAGAAGAAGCTAAACTTGGAAGATTAATGCAACTAGCAGAAGCTGGTATTATTGACCCAGAAACAATTTTAGAAAAATTAAACTTCTCAAATATTTCAGATGTTGTAGCTAGAATGAAAGTTATTAAAGAACAACAAATGCAAGAAGAAATGGTAAAGCAAAGAGAATCCCATAGAACAGATGGTGGAGGTGCTCAAGACTCAGCTCAATTAGCAGACCAAGAAAATACTGGTATGTTAGCTGGACAAGAAGTTCCTATGACACCACAGTCACTTTGGATTCCAGAACATTTAGCTCTCCATATGGCTTTCTTACAAGAGAACGCAAAAGATATATCAGCTAATCCAGAAGCTCAAGCAGCTTTCGAAGCACATATCAACAATGAAAATAATTATCAACAAAACGGTGGTGGACAACCACAACAACAATAAATTAATATGAAATTTATAGACAAAATTAAAGAAAAGGCTGGAATTAAACCTTCTAGTCGTAGTAAAAGAAAAGCATTACAACCAATGAAAGATAAGCAACATAAACAAGTCTTAAAAAGGTTAAGTGATGCTAAAGAAAGAAAGGGTAAATCTATGTTAGAAACATTACCCTCAGTAACAAGAAATAGTCCAGGTAAGGTAGTTAAACCATTACGTAGAGCTAAAGGATATGAAGTTCAAGATACTAGTAATCCTCAAAGTAAAGCTGGTGGAAGATTATTTATTCAAGGAACAAATAAGCTAAAATCAAAATTAAAGAAATAAGTAAAATTATTATATCCCAGAGTAGTCACTGGGTTACCAAATGATTATCCAGAACAGTGACTGGAGAATAAATAACGGTTAATAAATAAAAAAAGAAAATGCCAAAAGAAGAAATCACTACAGTAGAAGAAGTCGTTGATAACGATGTTGAATCTGTAGCAACAGAAATATCAGAAGATGAAACTTTACAGGAAGTAGAACCTGATGAAACAACTGATGAAGCTGTGGAGGAAGTAGAAACAGTAGTTGAAGAAACTAAAGATGAGTCTAAGTTAGAGGAACAAATCTCAAACTTAAATACTGCCCTAAGAAACGAACGGGAATCAAAAAGAGAAGACGCTGAAAAGAGAGATGCTTTACAAGCAAGAATCGACGAGCTTAGTGCCGTTGAGGAAGAAGTCAAAACAGACACAGAGATGTCAGTTAGCGATATTGAAGCAATTGTAGAAGCAAGATTAGCTGAAAAAGACAATCAACAACTTGTTACACAACAAGCTCAAACTGCACAAAAGCAGATTAAAGAACTTGTAGCGGAATATGATGGAAAAGATGGAAAACCTTTATATGATGACGGTGAAGTTTTTAAATGGCAAGTAGATAATAACTTAAAAAATTTAACTCCAAAGGACGCATTTGACGTGATGAAACGTAAAGAGTTAGTTGAATATGAAGTTACTAAAAGATTAGCAGGAAAGAAAGTTATTCCAAAAGTAGTTAAACCTTCTTCTGGAAAAGACCAACATACTGCTAAAAAAACTAGTAATGAAGGTGTTGTATCTGATGAAGATATGGCTATAGAAATTCAACAGGCTTTAAGAGATGCAACCTCAGAGTTGTAAAAAGGAAAAAATAAAATGAGTGTAAATATAAGCACATCAGTAGCCTCAGCTATGAAGGTCTACGACAAAAATATTCATAGCCAAATTTTTAATAAGAATGTACTTTGGAACAACTTGATTTCAAATGTTGCTCGAACTACAGGTACTATTGAAAACGGAAAAGTATTAACTCTACATTACAAAAGAAATGTAGGTTCAGCAGCTGGTTCAGATACATTAACTCTACCAACAGCTGGTGCACAAGGAAGAATTCAAGCTGGTATTGATATTAAGAAAAACTATCATACTGTATCTATTTCAGATGCTGTTATTCAAGCTTCTAAAAAAGGTGAAGAATTTTTACTTGATATGTTAGACGGTGAGTACAAAGGTGCCCGAGAAGACATGCAAAGACAATTATCAAGACAAGGATATGGTTACGGTATGGGTGTAATTGCTCAAGTAGACGGAGCTGTTTCATCTAGTACAACAGTTGTTGTTGACAATTTAGTATTAGGTACAAGTATCGCAGATTATTTAGATGAGGACAATGCTATTGCATTTACTACAAATAATTCTGGTGTAGCTGGTACAACTGAGTATGCTATTGTAGATAGTATTACAGATGCCAATACATTTGAAACAAAATCTGCT